CGGGTGTCAGCTGCGTACATTGCTGAGATGGCCAGTCGGTATGGTGAGGAAAGTAACGCGTTTCGCATTCGTGTGCTTGGTGAGTTCCCGGCCAGCGACGACGATACGATTATCCCGATGGAGCTTTTGGAAGCCGCACAGCACCGAGACGTTGCGCCATCTAAAACGGCCCGGGCGGTGTGGGGTCTTGACGTTGCGCGGTTTGGTTCTGACAGTTCGACATTGTGTAAGCGCAGCGGAAACGCTGTAACGGAATCGATTAGACGCTGGCGCAATCTAGATTTGATGCAGTTGTGCGGCGCAGTAGTTTCAGAGTTTGAGGCGCTGCCAGTTGAAGAACGGCCAATTGAGATACTGGTAGACTCGATTGGTTTAGGTGCCGGTGTTGTTGACCGGCTGCGGGAACTTAACCTGCCAGCTCGAGGAATAAACGTCAGTGAGTCCCCGGCGTTAGGCCAGACCTATCGAAACTTACGCGCCGAGCTTTGGCATAAAGCGAAGGCGTGGCTTGAGGCCCGAGACTGCAACCGACCAAAAGACGAAGACCTAATTTCCGAGCTCGCAACGGTGCGGTATAAGTTTACGAGCAACGGCAAGCTGCAGGTCGAGAGCAAAGACGAAATTAGAAAGCGCGGCCTGTCGAGCCCGGACAAAGCCGACTCGTTTGTTCTGACGTTTGCAAGTGATGCGGCAACGGTTCAGTACGGCTCTAGTTATCAATCTCAATGGGCGCAGCCTATCAAACGAAACATTCCAAGGTTGGTTTAGGCACTATCGGGATGCCGTGACTTGCGGCTCATCATGTTAGAATATGCGTGGGAAATACTACATATAGTGTTTTTTCACGTTAACTGACAGGGCGCAGCGCGCGAGAAACTAAATTGGCCGAGATTGAAGACGAAATTTTAGAAATTGCTGACGACCTTTTAGAAGACGATCAGCCCGTAGACGACACAGACGAGAAGCTACAAGCCGCTGTGTCTGCTGAGTTGGGCGACGCTATTGACTATGTAGACGACATTATTTCTCCAGAACGTGCCGAGGCCACCAAGTACTACAAGGGTGAAAAGTTCGGCAACGAAATAGAGGGCGCGAGCGAGTATGTATCAACAGACGTTCGCGATGTCGCGCTTGGCATATTGCCAAATCTGATGCGCATTTTTTGTGGAGCAGAGAGAGTTGCTGAATTTATCCCAGTTGGCCCAGAGGATGTGGAACCGGCTGCGCAAGCTAGTGACGTCGTTCATCACATTTTTGAAAAAGAAAATCGCGGATTTACGACACTTTATAACGTCTTTAAAGACGCGCTAGTACGCAAGACCGGTATTGTTAAATGGTGGTCTGAAGAAATAAGAGAGACGACCGAGTACGAATACAGTGGGTTAGGCGAAGCCGAATTTGCGCTATTGTCGCAAGACCCCGACGTCGAAGTTTTGGAAATGGAAGTTCAGCAAGACTCCGATCCAAACGACCCAATGGGCATGATGATGATGCCAGCGGTTTACGAGTGCCGCATTCGACGAACAACAAAACGTCGCAAGTATTGCGTCGACGCTGTACCACCGGAGGAGTTCTTAATCGACAGACGAGCTCGCAACGAAGACAACGCGAGTTTGGTTGCGCATCGACAGGTGCTGCCTGTTTCGAGATTGGTCGAGATGGGTTACGACTTTGAGATGGTCAAAGAGCACGCGATGAGCGGCGAAGACGTTCTCGAAATAAACGACGAACGTTATCAAAGAAACCCAGACGAAACTATTTTCACAAACTCTCGAGCTGATACAGCTGCCCAAAAGGTTCTGTATATCCAAGCGTACATTCGTTACGACCGTGACGGTGATGGTATCGCCGAGCTGCTGAAAGTTTGTTGTTTAGGAAGCGCGCACAAAGTTGTGTCTGTTGAGGGCGTTGACGAAGTGCCGTTTGCAATGTTCTGCCCTGACCCAGAACCACATACCGCGATTGGTCTTTCTGAGGCCGACAAGGTTATGGATTTGCAGCGAAGCAAATCACAAATAATGCGCGATATGTTTGATTCACTTGCGCAATCGATCCGACCTCGTATGGGTGTCGTTGAAGGTCAAGTGAATATGTCAGACGTTTTGAATAACGAGACCGGCTCTCCGATTAGGATGCGAGCGCCGGGTATGGTTACGCCGTTCTCGCAACCGTTTGTTGGACAAGCTGCGTTCCCGGTCTTGCAATACCTTGACGACGTCAAAGAGACGCGCACGGGTGTTACAAAGGCCAGCATGGGCCTAAACGCAGACGCTCTTCAAAGTTCAACCAAGGCTGCAGTCGCAGCAACCATCTCAGGGGCGCAAGGCCGCATAGAGTTGATTGCTCGCATCTTTGCCGAAACGGGACTACGGCGAATGTTTCGGGGTATTCTGCGGATGCTGATTCAGCATCAAGATCAACCAATGTTGCTGCGGCTGCGCAATAAGTTTGTATCGGTTGACCCGCGAGTTTGGAATGCTGACATGGACGTTGAGGTTAACGTTGCGCTGTCTGCTACCAGCAATGAAGAAAAGTTAGCAGCGCTAACTGAAATTAACGCCAAGCAAGAAAAGGCGTTGTTGTCACTTGGGTTTAATAACCCGCTCGTAACTCTGAAACAGTACCGCGACACTCTAGGAAAAATTATTGAACTGGCCGGGTTTAAAGACACGTCTATGTTCTTTAACGAGGTCGCGCCTGATTGGATGCCGCCTCAGACACCACCAAAACCCACTCCCGAAGAAATGTTGGCACAGGTTCAGGCGCAATCCATTCAGGCCGACGTCATGAAAAAACAAGCCGACATCGCTCTCGAGCGGGAAAAGATGATGCGCGAGGATGACCGAGCCCGAGACAAACTTGAGGCTGACGCGATGCTCAAAGCAGCCGAGATACAAGCAAAGTATGGAACCGAAGTCGACGTTGCACACATTCACGCAATGATGGAACGAGACAGAGAAGCAATTAAACAACAGGGAGCTGTTACGCAGGCAGCTGTGCAGCCGCCTACACCGCAACAGCCACTTAACTGATGAGTACAAAAGGAATTATAGACGGAGAGCGCGCTAAAGCATTACTCGAAGACGAACTGCTAGTAAGAGCGCTTGAAGATATTGAGTTTAGTTACCTTAAACAATGGAAAGAGACATTGTTTAAAGAAACTGAACTACGCGAAAAACTTTGGTTGGCTACTAAAACAGTCGACGAGTTTCGCGCAAGGTTACAGGCAACAATCGATGGCGGTGCTATCGATGCCGCTAACATTGAACGTAAAAAACGTTCGGAAAAATAGTTTTTTTTAACAAGAGAAACATTAAAATTATGAGCGAAGCAAATACCGATACTGGAATCACCTCCACCGGTAACACACTAAATAACATTGAAGATACAACAAATGCTTTTGCTGCATTTCTGTCCGGCGAAGAGCCGGGAAACCGGGAAGACAGCGAGGCGCAGGCCGATGAGGCCATTGAGGTCGAAGCTGAAGCGGAAGAAAGCGAGGAATTAGAAGCCGAAGCGGAAACCGATCTTGACGATGAAGTTGATGATCGTGAAGAGGAAGTCGATTCACCGGTTTACACCGTTAAAGTTGACGGTGAAGAAATCGAAGTGCCGATCGATGAACTCTTAAACGGTTACAGCCGAACTCAAGATTACACTCGCAAGACTCAAAAACTGGCCGAGGAGCGTAAAGCTGCGATGGCTGAGATTGATAATGTGAGGCAAGAGCGTGCACAGTATTCGCAACTGTTAGACGTGATGAGGCAGCAAATTGAGGGTAACCAAGCTAATCAAGTTGACTGGGATAGACTGCGCAGTGAAGACCCAATCGAGTATTCGGTTCAGTGGGCAGAACACCAACGCCAGCAAGAACGTTTGCAGGCGGTCAGAGCAGAGCAGCAAAGGTTAGCCGAAATTCAACAGCAGGAACAGTTAGCACAAGTTGAGCAGACGGTTCAAAAGGAAAGAGAGTTGCTGGTTCAGGCTATACCTGAATGGTCGAAAGCCGAAACGGCACAATCCGAAAAAGCCGGAATCCGAGATTTTGCAAAACGTGTCGGATTCACAGAACAAGAAGTAGCAAGCATTGTTGACCACCGAGCGGTCGTTATGCTGCGAAACGCGTATCTGTACGACAAACTTATGTCTAACAAAGGACAGGTAAAACCTGTTCAAAAATCTGCTTCTCCGGTTATGAGACCGGGGTCTGCCAACACCGCGCCTAAACCGTCCAGCGACCTGTCCAAAGCTAAACAGCGACTCGCAAAAACTGGTTCGCTGCAAGACGCAGCAGCCGCTTTTAGTCTTCTTTTAGAGAAAGGTTAGTCATGGCAAAGGTAACAAACGCATTTGATACATATACCGCGAAAGGTAATCGAGAAGACCTCTCGAATATGATCTACAACATCGACCCCTTCGACACACCCGGGGTTAGCGCAATCGGCA